CTGTCGCTCATCGTCACGGCAATGTTATGAATCCTCAGCACTGACTTTCCCAGAGCATCGACGTAAGCCCCCAGATCAATCGAGTCTTGAGCGAAAGTTGCAGTGTTTCCGATATTGGTTGTATGCCTGATGAAGAACGAGTCCGACTTGGCCATGGGCATTACGCGGGCGAAAGTGGGTAATAATCGTTGGCGACCCTCCCACATACCTAATCTTGATAGACGGTGGCCTAGCCTTTGCCGATCAGGCATGTGGGAGGCGGTGAGGGTTTAGGGGGGCCACAGGCTCCCCTAAAGCCTCCCAGTATGCAAAGGGGGATACCTTTTGAGGATTATATAACTACATTTATAGGCAGATACCGATTCGGATCAACTGAAATGAAAGAAATAGACGACACCCCCGTCCCTGAAACTGAAAGTGAAGTACCGATTGAGGTCAGAGTCGGCCTGTTAGAGGCCCTAGTGGCCTCCTTAGAGTTAGAAATGGCCCGTCTGGTGCATGACTTACAACGCCCGACAGTCGAGAATGACGATCCGGAGTGGTTCTCTTGAAGTGCGACGATCCTAACTGTTTGAGACACGCTAATGGGTGCAACCCGGCGTCATTGTGTATCGTGGATGATCAGGAGTGGTATTGATGGCATTTACAGGAGTCTGTCGAATGTGCGGGGATTGTTTCTGGCATCCTGACAGTCAGGCGGTCGTCAAGATGGCTATGTTGACTCATGTCAGCAGGAACACTGCCTGTTCCGTTGGGCGTCCGCAAGAGATCGACCGTATGGTGTGGGAAACTTGCGAGATACCGGAGTCTGATTGAGTGAGTCCCACTGGGGAAAACCACGGAGTCGGTTTCGGATGGGGAGCATATCGGAACAAGTTTGGAGGAATTGAGATGAAGGGAACCAGTACCCGGTGTCACAGCCTGACTCTGGAGAACTGTCAGTATCTCGATCAGATTGCCAAGGGGCACAAGTCAGCAGCCGTGAACTCGGCTATCCAATGGTACAGAGGGCAGGGAATCGAGATTCATGAGTTGCTCGCTAATATCGAAGGGCTTCAGAATGTGATCCGCGACCTCCATGACTCCCAGGAGGACCAAGGAAAATTTGAGCTCAAAAATTCGGTGTCTTCAAGGGGGGGTATTTGGGCTCGATTGGCCCGAATGTGGCCCTTCTAGTTATAAAGACGGATTCTAGGTATCAATATCCTGACCCATGCCCTTGATCTGTTGGAACACTGAGAGCGTCGGTGAGATTTTCCTTTCCTCTAGGATGATCAACCATCCCCATTCTCTAACTTGAGAAACGTCGGTGTCTGACGTGTTGGCGAAATTGATGTAGAGTTCCTTGGTGATCAGGTGGTCCGGGTCCACAAGCATGCGCATGTTCCCCAGGGCGGTCGAGTTCGGAGTGAGGAAGTCAGTAGCCGCCGATGCCTCGCGGGTGTTGTACGTCTGCATAGCCCACGCGAACATGCGGTTATCGGTTGGATCAACCATTTCATTCTGGTTGAACTTCCCAGTATCAGTAGCAAGGGCCGCACAGGCTATCATGAACCCGTCGTCTTCCAAAGGGACGTTCCACCAGTCAACTGGCCAGATATATGCCTCAATGACCTTCCACGCGCGCGTACGGTCTGGAGATGAATAGTCAAAGATCTGATAATTGGCTCTGACGCCGTTGTCACTTACCTCAGTTTTCCCCCGTAGACTGAACCTCATTTCTTCACCGCCCTATGAGCCGCGCGCACGCACCGCTTGAAACCGTCCTTCTTCCAAGATCCATTCTTCTTCTTGTACTTCGGTGCCAGTCTCTTGAAGGCTCTTCCGTATGCCTTGGAGCGTGCTGAGGCCCTTCGCTTAGGCTTTCTACTAGCAGCACGGAGTAAGCCCCTTTGGGAGCGTGTACGAGAGCGGCGTGTTGCAGCACGCCTACGAGGCCGATCATCATCGAAGAAGCCGTCAGCCTCTAACTCTTCGTAAATTGCCTCTGCTAACCGATGGAGCGCTCGCTGTGAAACCATCGCGCCCACCTACTGCTGGGACAACGCGAGTGCCATGGCCGCAGCCTGATTCAAAGTCTCCACAGTGCATTCCATTGTGACGGAACAGTATACGTTCCCGACGAAGTTCGCGGACGCTTCCCCGCCGAGATAGATCGTATCTACGGCGACGAGGTATCCGTTCGTCCAGAGTTGCGGGAGGTTGTCGAATGCCTCCCAGACTCCGCTTGGAACTCCACCGTCTCCGATGGCGACGATCCGGCCCGACGAGATAACAGATTTATTCGATGGTAACACAGTGTCAGTCATCGACTGGGTAGTAAGTTGAAACTGAGCGGCGGCTCCGTTGAACGGGGACGATCCAGAGTTGTCTACTTGGCTGGTCGTGCCGGTACTGTCGCTCATCGTCACGGCAATGTTATGAATCCTCAGC